TGAAAAGTTCTATGGTCATAAACCTGCACTTGAGAAAATCTTAATGTATTGCATGGCATATTTGCCAATCACTAAAAACATTTATCAAGGTGATTTCATCGGGTTCGGCGGTGCTAAGAATTACAGACCGAACACCTTAACCTATAAGTTCCAGGAAACCGTAGATGCAAAAATCATCATGGCACCGCATACCAAATATTATGCGTGTTCTGATTTGCGTGATGCAATCGCAATGCCTCTTACTGAAAAATTAGAAAGTACTGATAATGTGAAGTATGTCCAACCCCGTGCATATATCCGTTCTGAATACGGTGCACCCTACGGCGAAGGCGTAGACACATTTACCGACCTTGAGCAAATGATTGATTATGCAAAGAGACGGGCGGCGGGTGTTGAATTCGTAGATGAGCGAACAGCAAAGAAACTTAAAATCAATTTGAATTATCTCATCCGTGAGGGTAAGGACATTACACCCGAACATTTTGAGGATGCGGGTTTATGCTCTGCTGAGTTGATCCGTTTTTGGGATACTGTCAGAGAGATTAAGTTGTTAGCGTTGGCATGTTGCAGAGATGAGGCAGATTTCCAAACCTGCATCATGGGCGACCCTCAACCGATTCAGGGTGAGGGGTACGTCATGGTCAGTCGGTTTGGATATTTTAAATTGGTTAACAGACGGGCATTTGCTTATGCTAATTTTAATAATGATCGGTTCGCAGTGGCACGTTAAGTCATGCGTTCGTAATTGGACAGTGGGGGCGTTGATGCCCCCCCGTTATTAAAATCGGGTAACTACCCTAACCTACAAAGTGTTACCCAAGGCAGCTATAATTCTCACTCCTACTCAAAAAATTTTTCCCCCTATATAAAACCAAAAGGGTTGCTCAAAAAATATGAAAAAAAATTTCGACCAAATTTTTTCGACCATAGAGATCGACAGAGTATCGGGGGAATACTATACGGTTATACCAGAGCAACTCATGAATGAATTCGGTTGGTACGAGGATACCGAACTCAAATGGAATATCGATGGAGACGAGATTATCATTCAGGAAAAAGAATGAAAGCATATCACATATACTTCGAGAATAATTGTATATTTAAAAATTTAACCGAGGGGCAGTTTAAGACTATATGGTTATTACTGAATACCGAATATAACTCCGAGCTATCATATGAGGAAATGACGGAAACCGTCCAAGAAAGCAGAGAGATGACAGAATCATCGTATTGACTTCTGCTATATAAACTGATATAATTGACTTGTAATTACAAAACGTTATGGCTAAAGGATTTACAGTAAAAGCAAAACCCCCATCTGCCAGTAATACAAAAGAACCCGAATTCGACATTGCCAAGGCCAAAGAGATGGTCAAAGGAAAGTCAGTGGTCTTTTGTCTACCTGGAAGAGGAGTATCCTACCAGTTCTTAAAGAGTTTCGTACAACTTTGTTTCGACTTAGTTCAGTCTGGAGCAAGCATCCAGATCTCACAGGATTATTCATCCATGGTGAACTTTGCAAGATGCAAATGTCTAGGTGCGAATGTACTGCGTGGACCTGATCAAATTCCATGGGACGGAAAACTCAAGTACGACTGGCAATTATGGATCGACTCAGATATCGTCTTCAACTCTGAGAAGTTCTTCCAGTTGATTCTAATGGATAAGGATATCGCAGGTGGATGGTATTGTACCGAAGATGGTAAGACTACCTCTGTAGCACATTGGTTAGAAGAAGATGA